ACCAGCGTATCAACGCTATCTCTGGTGAAGAGACCAAGATTGATGACTCTGTGCTCCGAGTTGCTGGTGAGAATGCTGACGAAGAGTCCAACACCAATGACATCACAGTTGACACCCTGACTGTCAACAACAAAGTCAAGTTTGACCTGCTGAATGACTTCCAGATCTCTGCACCTGGCGGTACATTCTTCTCCACACCTGTCACCATTGAGGTGGGTGATCAGTTCGCTGACAGCTCTGATGACCCTGGTTCTCTGACTATCAAGTCAGTTGCCAACACTGGTATTGCCAGTGTTGACCCTGCACTGGTTGAGACTGATATGGTCTTCAACCCTCCGTTCAAACCGAACACTATTCAGTTCGCTGTTTGGGAACTCAACCCCAGAAACATTTCTTCTGGTCTTACCTATTCGATCAAGACATCAAAAGACAAGACAGTTCCTGCATCTGAAAGCTTTAAGCAAGAGGGTACAATTGAACTGCGTGGTACCGAGACTGTTGGCGAAGCACATAGAATTGCTAATGTCAACTACAACACCACGATGGGTTGGATCTGGTGTCAGATTGACGGATTCCAGCAAGGCGAAACTCCTTCCTATGGATGGAGAGAGTGGGGTGTTATCGGTGCTGATGCACTGACCACCTACACCACAGGCACTGGTTCTACATCGATTGCTACAGGCGATGATATGCGCCTGGGCATCAACCTTAAGAACACTCGCGTTACCAACGGTAGCGTGATTCCTCAGCAGACTCTGGACGTTGAGGGTTCTGGTATCTTCCGCAACTCTCTGTGGGTTGGTGGCGACAACCTGAACCCCACTGGTATCCACACCTTCCGTGCTTTCGATGACGATGGTAACGGCGTGGGTCGTGTCTCTATCAACACTGGTGACACAGCTGAGGTTACTGGCGCTGTTGGTCTCTGGGTCGGCGGTGACATCATCGTCCGTGGCGGTTCTACTGGCACTCTGCCTGTCGAATCTGTTGGCGGTGGTCAATCTAATGGTGACCTGACAATCGACGGCACTCTGACCGCTCTGGGCAATGGTCAGCACGAGTTGGTTGGTGATCTGACAGTCACTAAGGCACTCTATGTGAGAGGTGGTCTCAATAAGATGTATCAGATTGATTCTGGTACTACTCTTAAGAGTGATATTGATCAGAGACAAACTGATGATTCTCTGAACTATGTGACTTATGCTGGTCAAAACCTTGTGGTTGGTGATGCAGTTTGGGGTAACGATCACTTCGACGATGCTTCTACTGCAAAGCTTGTCATTAAGGCAGATGGTTCTGCTCGTATCGGTAACGCTAGCGGTGGTATCCAGATGGATGCTAACAGCAATGTGTCTATCGGTGAGGCAACTCCTAGCGCTACAGAGAAACTGTGGGTTAACGGTTCTACTAAGATCGAGATCAGTGCTACCGAAGCTATTACAGTCTTCGATGATGCTGACCTGCGTCTTAAGATGACACCGACTGGTCAGATTGACTTCGTTGGCGACGGCACTGCTAGCGATCCTAACTCCAGACTGCACTCTACTGGTGCACTGACTCTGGGTGATAACCTTACTATCAAGAAGACTGACATTAACGCTGATACTACATTCAGTGTTAATTCTGCAAACGGTGATACAATTATCGGTAATGATGCCGATAACTCTGGTACGCTCAGAGTTCACAGCGACACTCAATCCGATAGCACTATTACTGGTGCTGTAATTGTTGATGGTGGTGTTGGTATTACCAAGAATATTAATGTTGGTGGTAATGGTATTGTTACTGGTAACCTCGAAGTTGAAGGTGGCGGTTTAGATGTTAACTCTGGCGGCACTAATAACTTCAAAGTCAATACTGATGGTAGTGTTGACCTGAATCAGGTTTCTGGTTACTTTACACCTACAGCTGGTCGTAAGTGGGTTGAGGTAAGTTCTGATACTACTGTCGCTTCTAACACTAACTATTATATTAATACTTTCACTGGAACTGAGCTTGTAGTTACATTACCTGCATCACCACAAAAAGGTGATCAGATTCGTTTCCTGGATGTTACTGATGCTTTGACTTATAACAAGCAAATCAAAGTTACATCTGGAACTGGTGGTGCACCTATTCAGGGTGACGCTACTGGTGAGTTGATTATTCAAACACCTGGCGCAGGTCTCGGTTTACTTTATATCAATGCTGTTATCGGCTGGCGTTTAATCGAACTCTAATGGCAAAAAATCTAGAAGAAATTCGCGGCTTTAAAAATGCCGCGATCGGTACAATTATGGCGTGGTCGGGGAGTAGTAGTGATCTCCCCTCAGGATGGTTGTCTTGTGATGGTGCTGCTGTAGGTAACGATGATTATCCTTTATTAAAAGATGTTATTGGATATACCTATGGTGGTTCTGATGCAGCGAATGAGTTTGAGCTTCCTAATTTAAATAATAATAAAGTTCCTTTTCATAAAGGATCTACCTATTCTGGCACTGGTGGCAATAATACTGGAAATACAAGCTTGAATGCAGACTGGTCTATTAATGGTAGACCTAATAAGACTATTCAATATAGTGCTTCTACGGTTACTTCTAATGATGGCAATAATGCTTTCTCTAGGAATCTTCACTTCCAGAGTAGAATGATGAGTCTTGAAAATCTTCCTGGTCACGGACATAACCCTAATATCAAGACTCTTAACAGTCAGCATAACGGTAACCCCTCTGGAGAAAGTGGTGGTGATGTTACCTTTCAGACTGCTAGATCTATTATTACTAGAGGTGCTCTTGCCAAACTGGGTGGTCCTAATGATTATGAAAATAATAGAATGTCTAAACCCCCTCAAGCTCACGGGCACGAAGCGATTAGAGCTACAGTAGATAAAGGAAACTTGTCTATTCCTGCATATAACGAGACTTATAATTCTGATAATATGGCAGTTACCAATTTTCCTAACTTAGGTAATGCTTCTCTTGATTTTACGCAACCATATCAGACAGCAGTCTATATCATCAAAGCATACTAAATATCTCAGAGCATCATAGTCAATGGCAAAAGTATATGCTAGTATTAGAGGAGCTCAAGGTGTTGCACCTGGAGTGATTGTTCCTTTTTCAAAGGAATGTCAGTCTGATGCAAATTTGTTGGAACGTGTTCCTGGTGGATATCTACGTTGTGATGGTAAAATATATCAAGCACGTGATTATCCTGGACTAGCTAAAGTCATTGGTGTTGGTCCATCTGGAGGTAATGGTATCAGAGCTTGTCCATTTCCGCCTGGATTAAATGGGGCAATACTGACCAATCCCACACTAGATGCTGATGGCAATTTCACAGCTGGTAGTTTTGCAGTTCCTAACTTAGGTGCTAAGGTTTTACTTCCTAGTACTTCAGCTGGTCAACAGTTTATTGGTAATAGTGTTAGCGGTAGCGTTTATGAAAGAGCTGGAGTAGGATATGTTGCGACTATTTTGCCAACCGTTAATACAACCATATCTGGAAATATTATAGATTCTGAAAAAACTGATAGTGTTTCTGGTAATGGAACTTTTAGTTATCCAAATGGAAGTACTTCGTCAACAAACTCTATTGATATCGGAAAAACTGCAGCTCACGCTCACAGTGATACTTGGTATCAATCTGATATGAGAAGTGAGAGTTTTGATACTGACCTACAAGATAGTACTACTATTAACATTAACGCATATAATGTTAATACTACCACTATTACACATAATGGTGCAAATATTTCACATAACCACTCAATTTCTGGTGGTAGTGTCAGTAATAATTTGCAATTTACTAGAGCACAAACTACGATCAGCTTTTCTGGATCTAGTGCAACTGCAAACGTTACTGCTGATCCCAGAAAATCTTTAGATCACCTTACAACACCGTACATCATCGTAGAGTACATCATTAAAATCTGATGGCAAAGTATTACTCTGAAACGCAAGCATCCTGGACAGGAGTTCAAGTCGGCACCATTTGTATGATGCCGAAAGATGAGAATGGGGACTATTTTGCTCCTAGTGGATGGCAAGAATGTAATGGCAGATCTCTGAATCCAAATGAATTTTATGCACTGTATGAAATTATTGGTACCACGTATGGAGGTGACGCAGCTGGCAGTACCTATGGTCAGTTCACTGGAACGTTTAAGGTACCTGATTTAAGAGATAGAAAAGCTATTGGTACAGGTAGAATTAGACCAGAAGATGCTTCATCTGCACAATTAGAGGGTCATTTGGGTGGTCCGAGTGGTTATGGTACAGATATATGTGGAACGTATGGCGGTAAAAACGTTATGCGTATTTCTGACGTTGCTAGTAGAGTTCAAGTTATTGGTAATCCTAGTATTAGTTTGAACCCGACTAGTCCAACAATGAGTACCAACTTGGTTGGAAATAGTTATCTAGAAGTTGCGTCAGGATCTATTTCTACTCATACTGCACAGAATTATCCATCTCACACTCACGATCCTGGATTTACAGTTATCTCAACTCCTGGATCAGGTGGTTCGCAAACTCTTGATAGAACTAGTCCTGGTAATGGTAATACTGGAGTTAATTCAAACTCAAACGTACATAGCACATCAAATTGGCAAGATCTAGCGCAGGCAACAGCTGGTAATAGAGCATTTACTAAGCAACCTCACTCGCACTGGATATCCTGGGATTCTAGTATTTGGCAAACTACTTCATATCACAGGTCTTATGGCGATTCTGTTGGACGAGTTGGAGCCAATTCTCACTTAGATGCGCCAGATCGTGGAGGTGTATCTGAATGGAGAGCTAAATTTGTCAACGGAGACATTAACAATACTGGTCGATGTGGCGAAAATACTGGTGTTTGTACCATCCAAGCTAAGGCGAGTGGTGGATATGTTACTCTGTCTACAGGCAGTCAAACAGCAAATGCATCTCTAGTAAATTTCACCCTTGGTGTTACGGTTGGTTTGAATTCGGATCCTACGATTCAACCAACTTATCAAGAAACAGCTTATATGATTTTCTTAGGTGTGAGTGCCGATGCATATACTGCGCCCGCACCTCCTGCTGACACTGGAGATAACGTTCCTGCTGCTTTCGGACCTTTAAACATTACTACTTCTACTGCATCTGGAACTGCATCGACATCTTTCCAGATCACAGATTGCGATGGTGTTTACAGCTTTAGTATCATTGTGGATAAAACTGGTGGATCTGATGTGGGATCTGACCCAATCAATTTACAGGGAACTGGTACTGCAACCAACAGTGGATATGTGGTCGGAGATACTGTTAATATGGTTCTTGAGGGTCCTGCTGTTGGTGGAGCAACTACAAATTATAGGATCAGAATTTACGATGGCACGGACTTGGTTCAAACTGGATATGCAAACGTGACATATGCAGTTGCACCAGATGTTACTATCAGTGCACTCCCTGCTCTTGTTAATCCTGGTAGCACCACTCAAATTACCTTTGCTTCTCCTGGTGCGACAACTATTGTCAGCTCTAACTTTGGAGCTACTGTTGCGACAGGTGAAACTGTTACTGTAACACCAACTGCTAATACCACCTATAGTGTTACTGTTAGTAATGCATATGGAAGTAATACTGCAACTGTTGATGTTGTTTTGAATGTTGGATCTGCACCAACTATCTCACTGACAGCAACACCTTCCACAGTTGACTATGGTGGCACTACACGTATTCAATATGTTTCGCCAGATGCTACAGCTTTTGTTTCTTCTAACATTCCTGGTGTAGGATCGTCGAATATCCTCGAAGGTATCTATGATGTACCAGCTGGTACACTTACTGCAGATACCACATATAATGTGACCCTGAGTAATTCAAATGGAAGCACTACAGAAGAGGTCACAGTTACTGTCAATCCGCTTGCTTTACCGACAGTAACAATTACTTCGGATGTTACTAGTATTAATATCGGTGCCGATCCTGGTGCTGCACTTGAGGTTACTATTAGTGGTGCTGATAGTGTTACCTATTCAGCTTCTCCTGCATTTACTTCCTGGGATAATTTGACTGCTACTGATTATGCAAGTCTCTCTGTATCGCCAGATGCAACTACAACATTTACTGTTGCTGCTACAAATGCCGCAGGAACTACAACGGAGGACATTGTAATCAGTGTGGTACAAGCTCCTACCATTGTATTGTCTGCTAACCCTGCTGTCCTTGAGATTGGTACTGGTGCATCAAATCCCGTGTCTAGTTCTACATTGACCTGGACATCTACAGATGCCACTACTGTTGTTAGTAGTAACTTCGGTGCATCGACTGTTAGCGGAACGACTTCAGTTTCGCCAACAGATACTACCACTTATGAAATTGAAGTTTCTGGTCCTGCACAACCTAATGCTGATGCTAGTGTTATAGTCACTGTGAACTGTACTACTGGTACAGGTACAACTTCTGCAGGTTATGGTGATACATTCTACGGTTATCTGTTGTATAATGATGGAACGAAGAATGCACTCAATAACGGAAATAATTTGTATTTCGTTCAGTCTACTAATTCTTCGTATGCAAACACCACAGCTGTTAGTACGTTTACATATGGTCAGATTGGCACACAGATTATTGGTAGTTATCAGGTCATTCTTGATAGAAGACCTGATTCAGCCGCTTTTGATGGTTGGATGAATGACTTCATCAATAACTTCGGTACCACATACAATAACTTGACAGATCTGAACCAGGCGATCTATAATGATGCCAATGGTATCGGGGTTGGTACTAGTAATGAAATTGCACTGAGAGCGCCATATGGTGGTCTTGCAGGTAACTACACTGAATGTGATCTATTAATTGTCTAAATGAAACCTATTACACCTATTCGTCCTGCTGAGCTGATGCTTGACGGGAATTTGACTAAATCAAACTTTGACGACTTCATTGGTGTTTGGGAAGGGTTTATGCCCAAATCAGAATGCCAAAAATATATTAACTGGTTTGAAAATCTAGAGAGTAACTCTTGTGTCGTTCAACCTGGAATGGATCCTGGAGAAGTTGCCGATGGTAGATTCCAGTTTGAAATTGGTGGACTAGGGAGACTTGATAAGCAAACTTTAATTACACATCAAAATCCTGAACTGCAGCAGTGTTGCAATCAATATTTGATGTCAACCCTCGAACACTATATCTCTGAGTTTCCTCAGCTTACAACTCAGTCATTGATCAGTAGCTGTATAAAAATGCAGAAGACTGAAGAAGGTGGTGGTTATCACGTCTGGCACTTTGAAGCAATGGGTCTTGATCATTCATCACGTTGTTTGGTTTGGGCAATTTATTTGAATGATGATTATGAAGGCGGTGAGACCGAATTTCTAGAGCAGAAACGTCGTGTAAATCCTCCTGCAGGAACTGTAGTTATTTGGCCAGCTGGGTTTACACACCCACACAGAGGAAACACAGTATTGAAAGGCAATAAATATATTTTGACTGGTTGGTATTATCACAACTCGTAAAATGGCAAGAGATTTCGCAAAAGCTGACGTAGTTATTAACAATGTTCAAAAGGTGATTGGTACCTACCACGCTCCTTATGGAACTACTCTGTTCTTCCCGATTGAAGAGGAAGAATACAATACATTAGTGGCACCTTTGCTGGTTGGTATTTGGGATGTTCCCAATGTTGATCAGCTTGAGATGTTTTATTATTGGAAATCTAGTGATGATGGTGATGGTGTAATTGAACCATCTTTTTACATCACCGAAAACACTGATGTTGTCGATGACATTCCTAGGAACTATAATAAGACACCTAACAATGGTGGTCCTAGTAGAGAAGAAGGCGATAAAGTTTACAATGCTCTTAGAACAAGATTAGAGCAACTTAAAACTGAATATGAAGTAGCAGAAGCAGCTAAAGTAGAGGATACTTGGAGGGAATGGAGCTATCGTGAAGATGGCACACCTTTAAATATCAAAGCTTTGAAGGCTGGAAGAAATACACGTTTAGATGATACTGACTGGACACAGATGCCAGATTCTCCTCTCTCCGATGATGCTAAGACATCTTGGGCGACTTATCGTCAAGAACTGAGAGACCTTCCTGCAGCACAAGCTGATCCTTACGATCCTGATAACTTTACTGGTTGGCCAACTAGACCTTCTTGATTTATGTTTTATCGTTATGAAGTTCTGAATCACGTCAAAGCAAAACATATATCAAATCTATTTGATACTGGTATCTGGGAAGATGGATCAGAATCTGGTAGTAAAAACAAAAAACTGAAAAATAATCTCCAGCTTTGTAGAGACTCTGCCCTAGCGTGCTGGAGATTATTTGAAGAAGACTATACTAATCATCCAATAGTTTATGGATCTTTAGTTACTTCTGCATATACATTGCCACACTTTTGTAAGTATGGTGTTGGATGTCATTATGATTGGCACGTTGATCATACTCATATGGGCGAAGGTATCGGAATACGAGCTGATGTTAGTACGACGGTATTTCTTAACGATCCTGAAGAATATGAAGGTGGAGTGTTAGAGCTTAAATTTGGAACGGAAACTTTAGAAATCAAATTGCCATCTGGATGGGCGTTTAGTTATCCTACTGGAATACATCATAGGGTTACACCTATTACATCTGGAGAGAGAAGAGTAGCAGTATTGTGGTCACAATCACGATTCAAGGAACCTATGGATCGTATGGCATATGCAAATATAAAAGAAACATCATTAAAATATAACATTACTAGTCCAGATCATCCTGGTTGGGGGTTGCAAAATGCCCTCGACAATGCCGAAATGCATTTACTTAGAACTAAAGGCGATCTGAGATCATAAATAACCTTCAGGGAAAGTACTGTATTCAATTCGTGCAATGAGCAATAGAATTATTGCGAGAATTTCTAAGGAAAATCAAGCTGGCGCTGTTATCGAAAGAGCAAAACAGCGTTTTACTTCACTTCAAAAGGTCCACGACTTGAGTAGACTCAAGACCGTGATGTTGGATTTCGATGGCAAAGATGATAACTTCATTGCCATATTGAAGGGAGACGAATTCCCTGAAGTTATTGGTGCTATTTGGGATCGTGAGATTTCTATCGATCCTACTGGTAGTGGTAATCAGGTTATTGGTGGCGAGAATGAGGATCTTGCAGGTATTAACCTGAATACATCCAGACTGGAGGTTGCCCAAGCTGTTGCTACTGAGGCAGATGATCCGAACGTGCTTGCAATGCAAGTTAAACCGAATGATTACGGTAACGTTATTCCCTATGAAGTTGGTGTAGGCACCACATATACTGTGTTTGCAGAGGTGACCGCTACTTCAGCTGGTCCTAAGTTTGTCATCAATACAAACTTCCAGAACCCTCAGATGGGGTATCTGTTCCCGAACCACATTCTTACCATTGACGTTTCTAACTCGTCAATGTTTGGATATACTCTTTCCTTCTCTGAAACACCTGACGGTACTCACCAAGGTGGTGCAGAATATTTGGTTGGTGTTGCTCGTGTCGGCACTCCTGGTACCACTGGTGCAACTGTCACTCTAACTTATTCTCAGACTACTCCTAAAGAGCTTTACATCTACGCTGCTGAGTCTGCTAGAGTTGGTATTCAGACCGATTATGCTGTCTCTGCAACTCGCTCCTTTAGAGCGACAATGTTTACAAAGTGGTATCTGTCACGTATCACTCAACAGCAGAATGGATTGGACTACGGTCTGTATTCCTACACTGAAGATGGCGATGGTGTTGACCTGTATGTGCTCGACACTGGTGTCCGTGGTGCATCACGTCCTCAATCTACTACTGGTGCCAATTTACACCCTGAATTATTCCACCCTGATTATGCGGATGATCTGAATGATCTGACTAATCAAAGTAACTACAGAGTTTACGAAGTTCCTGGTTACAGCTCTGGTTACACTGTCAATGGTGAAACAGACTCTAACGAAGATGATAACGGTCACGGCACCGAGTGTGCCATTATGGCGACTGGTCTTCAGCACGGTCTTGCACACAAGACCAGAGTTTACGCACTGAAGGTTCAAGCTAGCAATGGTAGTGGATCTTTATCTACCTATGTGTTTGCTCTGTTAGCAATCATTAACCACAATGACCCCAGTCACCCTGATTATAAGGGAAATACTAGACCTGCTGTCATTAATGCTTCTCTGGGTGTCTCTACTGTTCCCTCTGAAATCTATCCTTTCGTTCCTCAGAACGAACCTGGATTTGATAGCGGTGCATTTGAAGCTGACACTGCGATGGATGACTATGAAAATTTCTGTGTAGATCAGGGTATTGTTTTCGTCCGCTCTGCTGGTAACGGTTTCGGTTATAACACTCAGTATGGTGGATTCCAAGCTAAGTTCCATCCTGGTCCTCGTACTGCTGGTCCTCAGGATTACAAGTACAATATGGAAGGCATCAGCGATAAAATTTCTGTTGGTGCAACCAGTTACATTGATACTTTCTCATCCTTCTCTAACTATGGCGATGGTGTGACTATCAGTGCTCCTGGCGAGTCTATCTACTGCCCGAGATACTATTGGAATACTAATACTTCCTACAGCTCTGTTAGTAGTACTTACTATGCCCTGATTCAGGGTACATCATTCTCTGGTCCTTTGACAGCTGGTGTTGTCTGTCAGTTCTTGGGCAAAATGGGTCTACAGAACCGTGCTACTTATTTTGGTGGTAAGACAGTACCGAAGATTACTAAAGAGTGGTTGAGAAGAGAGATTGATTGGGATTACGCTACTGATGGTATTGTTGGATATGAATTTGGTGGCACTACTAATACCAACTATCCTACTAATGACATCGATGAGATTGTTCTTGACGGTGTGACCAATAGAATTACGACTGCTATTGGTTCTAACGTCATTAACATTGTTCTTGGTAGTGAGTATGCTAGATTAGATCCTGTTATTGGTGATTCGCTGCAGTTCCGTGTTCCTGAGGCGCTGCCAGCTGTTGATGTGATCACCGATGTGTGGGTCAGCAGCGTTGATTCTCCAACCGCAGCTTACTATGTGTCTGGTGGTCTGTTGAATGTTGTCACTGACAATCATCCTGATCCTGGTCTGTATGGTGTGTTCCCCTCTGGTGGTACCAGTGGTTTCGTTTCCAACCTGCAAATTCAGAATCAAGGTTCTGGTTACACCACAGTTCCTAACGTTGCCCTGACTGGTGGCGGTGGTGTTGATGCTGCAGCTTCTGCTTCCATCACACTGACTGGTGGTAACATTACTTCCATCAATGTCACCCAAGGTGGTTCTGGTTATACCACAGCTCCTGACGTGGTGATCACTGGTGACGGTCAAGGTGCTACTGCTACTGCTACGATTGCATTCTCTGGTGGTGGTGTTGAAAGTATTACAGTTACTAACGGTGGTTCTGGTTTCAACCCCTATAACTTACCCGTTATTTCGTTTAGTGGTGGTGGTGGTCAAGGTGCTGCTGCAACTGCGAATGTGACTGATGGTGTCATTACCAGCATTACTATTGACAACCCTGGTTCTGGTTACTCTGTCGCTCCTACTGTCACGATTGGTGTTCCTGCACCCGCTGATCAAGGTAATACTCCGCTCTCACCAAACTCTCTGTTTGTGACTGGTGGTGGTTCGACTACCTCTGCGTCTCTGAACGTTACTACAAGAGCACTAACAGTGGTTTCGGATAACTTACCGAACCCTGCTCTATATGGTTCTTTCCCGAACTCTAATAATACTAACAGCATTACTGGTCAGTCTTACAACCATACATTCATCTATCGTGGTGCACGTAACCTGTATGACGAAACTCCAACTACTACCACATCGATGGAAAGTGTTGGTATTGCTATTAACGGTGTTCAGCTGCGTCATTATTCTCACGGTTTGAATAATGATCTACCTGATGGCACTGGTTGCCCTACAGGTTACACATTCAACACTGTCTATAACTCCACAGCTTTCGGTGCTGATAATGGTGGTGGTTCTGTTGATAGCAACGGTGCATACTACTATAACAATGGTAAGTTCTTGATCAACACCTGGAGAGGTCTTACTACCACTTATACTGTTACTGTTACTAATACAGCTCAAGGTAATAAGTTCTTTATTAATGGTGGCGAGACTCCAAACCTCGTACTGACTGAAGGTAACACTTACTTCTTCGATCAGAGTGATGCTACAAACTCTGGTTATCAGATTAGATTCTCTGAAACTACTGATGGTATTCACCAGCAAGGTGGTGAAGTGTATTCCATTGGTATTCGTTATCAGGGCACACCTGGCGATGGTCAGTCTGGTACTGGTACATACTTCCAAGTTCAACCTAACACTCCAAACCTGTACTACTATGCTGCTCTGTACAGTGGATATGGTAATTCTGCATCTGTTACCACTACACAGAACACAGCTGCTCTGCCTTCTCATACCAGCGCTGACATCACGAACGGCACAGTTCACTCACCAATCATTGGTTTCGCATATGATGGTTATCCCATCTATGGTCCTGTTGGTTACTCTACACCTTCTTCGCCAACCACATTGGCAAGAATGGAGTCCTCTTATGCTCTGAGATCACAACGTGCTGGTGAGCAATATGTTGGTTCTACTTACTCTTGGAATGTTACTGCTGATGACAGCGTAGATTATGATTTCGCTAACTACTCTACTGGTAGTGACATTGCAATCACTGCTAACGTTGGCGACAACCTTGTGTTCAACGTTAATGCTTCTTACACCACTGGCGGTGGCGGTGGTAGCACACCACAAACCTACAACTTAGTTGTTACTGCACCTAGTTTCAGTGACTATGCTCTGTCTGGTTCTGACAGAACTGGTAACATTAACGGTAACGATCCAACGTTGGAGTTTAATGAAGGTGACACTATTAACTTCACGGTGTCTGCATCTGGTCACCCGTTCTACCTGAAGACTCAAGCTGGCACTGGTACTGGTAACCAGATCACTGGTGTTACTAACCAAGGTACTGAGTCTGGTACTGTCTCCTGGACACCTGCCGCAGGTGATGCAGGTACCTACTACTACCAGTGCGAATATCACGGTGGTATGGTTGGTACAATCATCATCAATTCTTCTGGTGGTGGCGGTGGAACTACAGTTACACATCCTTTCTGGATCCAGACTGTTCCTGCTCCATACAATCCCACTCAGGTGGTTGGTACCGTTACTAACAATGGTAACCACAACGCTACGATTCTGTGGAATACTACCACAGCAGCTCCTGGTACTTACTACTACGTGTCTGAGAATGCTCAGGCAATGACTGGTACGATCACATTATCTGAACCTTCTGGTTTTGCACCTTCTACTACAGCTTACCCGATGGGTTCGTTTGTGGAAGACTATGAGTACACTGGCAATGGTAATCTTGACCGTCGCAATGGTCGTTACTGTGTAACTCCTGAGTTCCCTGGTGGTACTTATGCATACTTTATGACTCTTGATGGGTCAAATAACCCTGCATTCCCATATATTCTGGGTGATCAGTTCTATGGTGAGGTCGTTAGCGAAGGTTCTAGTGCACCTCAAAACCCTGTGTTTGAACAACCTGCATCTGCAACTTGTGCTATTGGTACACAGATTGGTGTGGTTGACAGTATCACTGTTGATGAAGAGGGTCTTGGATACACTCAGGCAACCATCAGCTTCTCTGGAGGCGGTGGTGTCGGTGCTGCAGCAGAAGCTACGATCTCGGTGCTTGACGGTTATGTCTCTGGTCTGACAATCGACAATCCTGGTACTGGTTACACTGGTGCTCCAATTGTTGAGATTGATCCTCCGAATGTGATTGGTGGTATTCAAGCAACTGGTGTTTCTAGTATTTCTATTACTGCTGGTAACCCGAACAGTATTGTTGATCAATCTTTCAACCAGAACTTTAACTGGAGAGGTGGTACTAACTATAAGGCGATTACTCCTACACAGAAACCTCTGCGTTCTGTCAATCCGTTTGGTCTGAGCACCACTGGCGTATTCCTGTATCACTATAGCAATGAGCAGGGACCGACTCCTGGTTGGACATATAACTCTGTCACTAAGGGTAACTTAGTTGGTGAAGATGCTTATGGTGGTTTCCCCAACACCAGCGATGTTTATGGTTATAACTCTAGTAAGTTCTTAGCAGCTTATAGCACTACTGCTATCAGTTCTAGCACTTACCTGGGTGGATCTTACTTCGACCTTGGATTTAGAACGGTTAACTACACTGTGACTGTTGCTGCCAAGACTGCTGGTAACCAATACTTTGAAGATGGATCTGCTAATGCATACTTCTTAAGAGGAGATACATTTACTACTGACACCGAAGCTCCGCAACTGGACTTCACTAGAGGTAACACCTACATCTTTAATCAAGATGACCCGTCCAACGATTCGCATCCGATCTATTTCTCCACAACGGAAGATGGTATCTTCGGTGGTGGTGTGCGTTATGCTACTGGTATTACTTACCGCTTGGATGGTGTGGCGGTTGATGCCGTTACTTATACAAATGGTTTTAATGCCGCAACTACACGAATTGTCGAATTTGTAGTCCCATCTGGTGCACCTGCTTTGATGTACTATGTGTGCACCAACCATTCCAAGCAAGGTGGTGACATTGTTGTCAACAGCAATGTTCAGGGTGATTACAGACGCCATAGTGATGGACACTCTAAGATTCTGGGTATGTCCTTTGATGGATATCCGATCTATGGTCCTTTTGGATACTCTAACCCTGATGACAGACAGAGCTCTGTCATTCGTATGAAGCCTGCATATCTGCTCAAGCTTGAGGGCAGAACACCTGATCAATACTCTGGTCGTCCTTCTGAAATTGATGATCCAATTGGATCTTTCATTGAAGACTTTGAATATGTTGGTAATACTGATGAAGCTGCACTTGAAACTACATTTATTGTTCAGGCAGCAGCTGCTACTGTGACTGGTAGCGGTGGTCGTTACTATATCTCTGGCGGTACTCTGACTGGATCTGTTGAGAAACCCTCTTTCAACTTCCGCAAGGGTAGAAAGTATATCTTCGACCTGAGTGACGGTTCTAACACCTCTCACGCTATGCTGTTCTCCACCTATGGTGATGCACAGGCACAGGGTTGGCACGTGACTGGTCAGACTGTTGGTAACGCTAACGCTGTTTACGGTACTGGTGTTACATATAAGCTTGAAAATGCCGTTGTTACCTATCAGGAATATGTTGATGGATTTGACACTGCAACACAGAGAAGTGTTGAGATTGTTCCTGCATACAATGCACCTCATTCTCTCTTCTACTTCTGCTATAACCACCCGAATATGGCAGAGCGTATCATTATTGGTGACGTTGATAGACTGAATGGTCGTTATTGCAAGACTCCTGACTATCCGAATGGTACATATGCTTACTTCATTACTGAGACTGATAGTGAGCAACCCGCATTCCCATACATTATGGGTCCTGAGTTTAAAGCTGATCCTGTTTTCCCTGGTGATACACCTGCTGAGGGTTCCTCTTATGTCTATGATGTTGGTGGTATTAGATTCGATACGTTACAAACATCTTGGCATCAAATCACTGATGTTGATGCAGGAAACAACTTAGTTGAGATTACGCTTCCTTCTGCTCAGTTTACTGCAAATCAAAGTGAGGAAGGTGGTAACCTCTTGAAGGTTGCCAACCTTAAGAACACTCACCAGTTTGCTGATGGTATTGTGAAGTGGCAGGATGAAGATGTTAATAACAATAAGCTGTACTTCCAGACTGAAGCTCAGGAAGACGCTGGTACTGGTACTGGTACAGAGATTGTTTACAAACCTGTTGACAAAGGTGTTGACGGTGGTAATGTTCGCGGTCTGTTCTCTCCTTATATCAACCTGCTGACGACTTGGTACACCGCTCCTGGTCCTCTCGGTACCTATAACATTGGCGATACTATCAACCTGCAGCTGGGTGTTTCTTACTTGAGAACTTATGCCGATGAAGCAATTTTGGATAGAGATTATACTCTGTCTGGTGACTCTATCGAAAATACTGGTCTGACATTTGACACTGAGACTGGTGTGCTGAGTGGTATTCTGACTAACAATACTACTCTGGACCTCACACTGACTGTAAGATGTAACATCTCTTACTTCAGTCAGACTTATACTATCCAACTGACAAATACAACCACTTCGGTTGCTGACGTTACCCTGCTGACTACTGGTTTCAATAGAACAATTGATTATAATACTGTTCCTAAGAAAGGTGGTCAACCTCACGATGATGAGACTTGGGTGAATAATGACTGGTACAACCGTCCAATGTCGTATAAGTCATTCTCCTTTATTGCTAACCAGACTGCATACGATAATGATAAGTTTGAGTATGTTCCTTCCTGGCAGATGTATGCAACCAAGACTGGTCAATCTACTGCTCAGTGGTACAACATCAATGAGCTTTCTACTGGTCCTAATAGCGCTGGTACATCGTGTCAGATTGATGAGGAGGATCTGTTCTCCACCAACTATGATGCACGTAACCAGTTCTACTCTTACATCGAAAGATTTGAGGATGTGACTGGTCGTGAACTGGCAATTCCTACATTGATTATCAATAAGTGGTGGAAATATGATCAGTTCCTCTTCCGTTGTAAGCTGAACTTCCGTGTTACATTCAATTTGGTTGCAAGTGGTGAGGATTATGCCACTGTTGTGAACGCTAGCGGTTCTACTGTGTTTGAGGTACCCAAGGGTGCTACTTATCGCTTTGATATTAGCGATCCTTCTTGGACAGGAAAGAATCTCGAACTGCGTGAAGCTCCCACTTCTACTACTGTTACTGGTATTAGAGTTCGTCGTTACGGTACTCCTGGTACCCCTGGTGCTTGGGTTGACTTTATGTCTTCCCCGACACAATCCTCGAACGTTCTGTACTTCGGTCAGGAAGGTGGCACAACATTTGCTACACAGCACCTCGACTTCAATACAGTCTACACTCCGTTGACTACAAATGCGATGCAGTTAACTGTTGCGAATGTTCCTACAGTTCCTGCTCAGCCTCTGTTGACAATGAGTTCTGGTGCTACATCTATCACCGCTAGTACATTTGCTGTAGTGACTGAGTATGGTCAGCAAACTCATTATCCGAATGCACTGTCCTACCAGTCTTCTAATAAGTCTCCTAAGGATGGTCGCTATCCTGTTAATATCCTTGCAACTGACTTGAATATTGAGTATAACTGGTATCGTAAGCTTTATTCTTATGATACTGCGTCTGGTGTTAAGTCATACAACTGGGATACTCTGTCTAATACTGCTGACACATACGTTCCTCTGTATGCTCCAGTCTACAGATCCAGAAGAGATTATGGTGCTGATTTAGTTAACTATCACACTGCTTGCACATTGGATGGAGCTGACATCTACACTGAGAACTACATCAATCTGTCCGAGGAGTTCCCGCTCCGTGTGGACTATGGTGGTTCTTTGATTGAGATTCCTGTTCAATCTCCTTCTGAGTTGCTGCCACCTCTGGCAAATGATGGTAGCGTGATTCGTGTTACTGACCTGCCTTGTAAGGGTATTCCTCACGGTGAGAACGATCCTTACTCCTATCAGCTGACGATTAGTAACGGTCTTGGAGTATCTTCGATCTCGAACGAAATCAGTGTCATTGCTAACCCGCCTGAGCTGGGTATGTGGTGGTATGAATATGATAGTGGTTGGAGTGGCACCGTTTCTAACGGTTATCTGCGTCACGATCAAGGATTTGTTGATACTACTCTTACTTGTGGTGATTACTTCGGTAACATCCTGATGCGTTCCTTCGTAATTGACGTTGGTCCTTCACCTCTGAGTGCACTGCCTTACATTGACATCAACACACTGCAAGTTCAGGATTACTATAAGGGTGCACAGAATCTGACTGTGACAAACAACCAGTCTCAAGATGTTACAGTTTCATACACTATTGATGCTGGTCAGTTCACTTGGAGACTGCGCTTGATCAATGAGTTCCCTTATATGGAAACCATTTACAATGGTTCTAGAACGGTTTACACCCTGAATGACGCTAATATGGCTAACGGTCCTACCGTGGTCAACACTGGTGACTTCAATACTTTCAGTGGTCAGCTTGCAGCTGCAACTGGCACACTGCGTGATTGCCCATTCCGTGGCGACACCAGTATCAATATGCCTGTTGATTTCTCGGTGAAGAATGACATTCAACCTGCCATCTTCCCTGCACGTGGTACCCAAAAGGTCTACACACTGTGGGTGGAGCTGGTTGAGTCTCCGTTCGATCTGGTTGACTTGATTAACCTTGTAGCGGTTGCTGATCCTTGTCAGGATCACACCTATGACTTCGCATACACCTCTAACGGTGCTTGCATTACACCTTCTAATGATTACTTCTGTAACTTTATTAAACCCCTGCGTGATCGCGGTCACGCTGAGCAACCGATCATCGGTATGGAAGGTGTGGCACAGATTAAAGTAACTGACGGCATTGCGCCTAAGAGCTTGGACTTCCAGATCCCTGCTCCGTGGCCTATTCTGTTCAGCTACCTGGGTGACTGTAACCCCACTTGCGCATAAATTAAAGTATAGGTAAAAAGCAAAATGGCAATTATTTTCCCACCAGCATTGGGAAGCATTCCGTCACCCGCTTCGCTGACTCCTGCATTGGTCACTACGATCTTTTATGCAGAAGCAGCGGCAGGGACGCACGCATCTACCGACTGGCAAATTGCTGAGTCGGCAGATTTTGCATCTGCTTCCATTGTTTACGATCAGAATGATGCAGTTAACTTAACTAGTTTAACTGTACCTGCAGCTACACTGCAGAGTAATGTGCACTACTATGCACGAATTCGTCACCGTGGTAGCAATGGTGATATCAGTAACTGGTCCAAGACTGCTGATTTTAATACTGGATTAGTTATTGAAACTCCCACTATTACAGTAACGTCACCCACACAGTTACAACCAATCATTCAGTCGTCGCAGTTCGTTGGTGTTCGTACGCATACGAGAACTGACTGGGAAATTGCCACTGATTATTTGTTCACTAACGTTGTCGAGTCATCGTATGATGATCCTGTCAATCTAACACAGTTTACGCCGTCAAATCTCAGCTTTGATACGCTCTACTATGTAAGAGCAAGATATAAAGATAACCTTGGGTCTTTATCTGAGTATAGTTCTGCTACCTCTTTCTATACTGACACTCAGACGAACGTCAATCCTAAGATTGATCGTCCACAAATCCTGAGTCCTGTTAATACTGCCACGGGTGTTTCCATCCAACCAACTATTAGCGCATCTGGTTTCGTTGGTACTAACAATGCTACTCACGTGTCATCTACGTGGGAGATTGCATTCACGCCTACGTTTGGTAGCGATAGCACACAAGCTCCTGGTGGATATGCTTCGACATCTCCACAGATTAGTAACACCAGTGGTCTGGTGTTTACATCGACAAATGATATTAACAACAAAACCTCTATTACTATCAGCTCTGGATTAGAAGAGGGTAAGACATATTATGTTCGTGTCCGTTATGAATACTATGACTTAGCAAATACGTATTGGTATTCTGAATGGTCAGAACCAATCTATTTCAATACTGTTGCTGTTCCTGCTGAGCTGCAATGTCCTTCTATTGTGAGTGTGATTGAATCTACCATTTATGATAGAATGGATGTCACAACATCATCATTTGTTGCCACACCTGCTGCAGTTCAGACACACGTCCATAGTGATTGGCAGGTTGCCACTGATGCTGAGTTTAATAATCTTGTCATCGTTGCAACAGATGACACCACAAACCGTACTTTATTCCCGATTCCCCTTGACTCTATCCGTCCTTCTACTAACTATTACGTTAGGGTACGCTATTACAATGGTAGTATCTACTCTGCTTACTCGCCAGGATACGTATTCCAGTCGCCTGCAACCGCTACTGGTACGCTCCAAGATTTCACGCGAGTCCAGACGGATACGCTAGATGACCTGTCGGTGTCTACAAACAAGATCATTAACTTGAGTGTGACGACACCGAAACTGGGAGACAATGCTGTGACAGCAGCTAAGATCGCCCCAGGTGGTATCATCGATAGTAACCTCCAGAACGGAGCAATCACTGAACCTAAGTTATATCAAGTATCTGGTAGTGAAGCTGTCACTACACCTACAATGCGTGATGGTGCTGTTACTACACCTAAGCTTGATACAGGTGCTGTGACATCTGAGAAATTAGATGTATCTGGTAATACAGATCCTTCCGCTCCTGTTGAGGGTCAGATCTTCTACAATACCAACCAAGATACACTTAAGACTTGGAATGGTACAAACTGGAAAGAGTCTGGAGATGCTGGTGACTATTATATCATTCGTAAACCACAACCAGGCGATACAAACTTAACAATTGTATATGCTGGTAGACAGACTAACATTTCCTATTCGGAGTATTCCTCGAATCTGAACACCCACCAGTTCTTCGCACCAAGCGGTTTGGAATTCAATATAGATAGTAGTGGGCATCTTGTCGTCACCGTTAAGTAAATGGCAGAATTTTTCATCGACGTTGGTAAGATTAAGCTTACCTGGCAAGGCAACTGGTCAAATTCCACGGCATATGTCGTGGATGACCTTGTGTGGTATGATGACGGCAGTACCGTTAGTACTTACATTTGTGTTGCCGATCATACAAACCAAGGACCATCCGTTACTGGTACAGTAAACACTAGTTACTGGAATTTATTTGCTGGTGGTGGTCTTGCTGGTGGATTGCAACCTGGCGGTACTACATCTAATCAGATTCAGTATAGATCTGGTTTAGCACTGGGTGCTGAAACTGGATTTGAATATGATCCTGCAACTGACATTATGTCGGTGCCTGCTATCAGTGTTGGTGGTAGTGCAGCTGGTTCTCCCGCATATGATCTGGATGTTACTGGTACAATGCGTGCCACTGAGATCTGGGAAGGTGCTAATAGACTTACATATAATATCGCTGGTGAACAAATTACTAGTGGCACTGTTGATAATGCTAGATTGCCCGCAACAGTTTCTGTCACTGACTTGGCAGCATCTGCAGGTCTCGTCATTAAGACTGATGGTTTAGTATTTGATGACAGTACTGACCGTGTTGGTATTGGTACAGCTGTGCCCGCAGCAAAACTAGATGTTAAGTCAACTGCATCATCTACAGCTGATGACGTGGTTGCTCGCTTTAGATCTGATCATACCAATGCATTTGGTACGTTCATTGAAGTGATGCCTAATACATCACAGGCACAGAAGTCTGGCATCACATTACATAAGAACTCTCTTCGTAATGAACCATTCTCCATCATTAATGATGGTGGTGGTGTGACAGTTAGAAATGATGATTCTGCTGCACCAGTCATCAATGTGGATCTGAATCTTCAGAACCGTGTGATGATTACACCTACGGTGCTCACATTAGAGACACCATTGAGAATCAATGGTTGCTTTGATGAAGCTGTGGCAGGGTTGACAATCGTTAGCAATGTGGTTGACATCGATGCTAGAACTGCATCTGTCTTTACATTGACATTGAATGATATCATTAACACAATGAACGTGACACTGCCTGCTAATTCTAGGTCCGTGTCTTTGACAATGATTATCACATCGCAAGGTAGTTACAGTGTTACTTGGCCTGCTAATACTAAGTGGGCGGGTGGTACTCCTCCTCAGCTTTCTACCACATCTGGTAGAATTGATGTAGTTACATTGTCTACAACTAATAATGGTTTGTCCTGGTTAGGTTTCATCGGAGGCTTAGACTTTCAATGAGTCCTATTGGATACGCGAAAGGGGTTATGTCTTCTGGATCAGAATCTGCTGGTTCAGTGCTTGTTGCAGAGTGGCAATGGGATGATGAAGATGTGCTTACCCAAGGAAAAACAGGTGATGCTATTGACATTATAATCGCAACCAATGTCGATAGTTTCCGTCAAACGTCTGGTAGTTTGTTACCTGGACTAACACTTGGTATTGCTGATAATGTGGTGAGACTATCTGGTACACTATCACAGTTTGGATTCGCAGCTGTGCAGGTGGACGAGGGTAATAGTTATACTTTACGTGCGTCTGATTATGGTGTTACTGTTGAGTTTGGAATTGAGATCGGACAAGAGACAAGAACATTTACTCACAGACAAGTTGGTAACACTCTTATCTCTAAGCAGTTTGAATCATATGGCACACCTAATGCATCTTGGAATGGTCTATCATCACAACAGCTTGATGCTACACAGAATGTGAGTGCAAGCACTGGTGGATGTCATTCTGGTTCGCAAGTATTGTCTAATGGTGGTGTAACTTCGGTTAGCATTAGTTCTAGCAATAGTACTTATGGTGACCCTTGTGTGGGTACATACAAGCGTGTCTTCACCTACTATACTATCTGATAAATAAACAAAGAGAACAAGTATCCTGAGATTAGATGGCTCTCACAATCGACGTTGGTAAGATTAAAATTAAGTGGAGAGGCACATATAACGCTGCTACCGCTTATGAAATCGATGACGCTGTAAGCTTCTATGATGGAGCAACAACGTCAGCATATATTTGTATTGCTGATTCCACTGGCAATGATCCTGCAGCTAACAACGTGCTGCACTCCAGTTGGGAATACTTAGCACGTGGTACTGAGTCTGCCTCAGGTGGTACTGCAGATGGTCAGGTCCAGTATAAAACTGGTACTGGATTTGGTGGTGAGGTAGGGTTCAGCTATGATGCTGCTTCTAACACTCTCACTGCTCCGAATGCTACAATTACTGGTGATCTCACTGTCTCAGGTACAACAACTACAGTAGATACTGCCAACACTACTATCGCTGATAATCTCATTGAGTTAAACTCTGGTGAGCCTGGTCCTGGTGTTACTCACGCTGATGGTGAGTCTGGTATCCTGATTGATAGAGGTGGTAATGATGTGAAGATGGTTTGGCAAGAAACGCCTGACTATTTTGCATTCTTGGATGGTTCTACACCTGCAAGACTTCACGTTCCTTGTTACTCTGAAGAAGTTTTGTCGGAGTCAATTACCTCTGGTGTTGTCTCTATTGATATCAAGCGAGCAACTATCTTCACGGTTACATTAAGTGAGAACATCACTGCATTCCAGCTGCAAGGTGAGCAAGCACAGAAATCTACCAGCTTTATTCTTGTATTGACACAAGATGGTGTGGGTGGTAGAACTGTTGATCTCTCTGCATTTACTGGTCGTACTGTGAAGTGGGCAGGTGGTGTGGTTCCTACTGTATCCACAAACCCCAACGCAACTGACATCTTCCTCTTCACCACATTTAATGGTGGTACAATTTACTACGGATTCACTTCTGGTCAGGAGTTCTGATAAATGCCATTATTTGCAGCGAAAGGTATGTCCGCCACTGGTGCGGGTGGTGCCTTCTATACCCTCTTAGAAGCTAAACGTGATACAGCTGACAACTCATCGTACAGACAACCGACAGGTATGTTTGACGTTGCAGCATCATCGTCTGGCGAAATTTACACACTGAACGGTGAGCGTAATGTGCTCACTGGATTATACAATGCCATCGTTGCAAAGATTGGATCGATTGGTGCTGTCTCTTGGCAGTATACTTTGTCATCTGCGAAGAACGTTTATCCTTGCGCTCTAGCTTGTAACACTGATGATAATAGTATCTTCGTAGTACTGATGGTGACCACCACACAGAATGGTGTGGACAACTACAAGATGACTGATAACGATCAGGGTACTGATAAAACTAATGACCCTGTTTATCACTTTATTAAGTTCAGCTCCTCTGGTCAAAGACTCTGGGAAAACATCTGGAGCACAACTAATCAGGCATCATATCCTGGTGGTATTGCATCTACTATCTTTAATACCACTACAATTGTACACAACAACGTCTTTGATCAGAGAAACTCCAGTACACAGAGTGATGTCAAAGTTGCAGCTGTTGGTGCACCTGACTTAAAAATTAGTAGATCATTCGATCACTCTGCACGTACTACTAGTGTTTCTGATTGGTCACATCCAAAAGACCTGACTAGATCTGGTATCACCCATACATTGTTCGGCAATGTTCTGTCTGGTGATGAAGCTTTCTCTGCTTATGGTATTGATGGTCCACGTTTTGGTGGCAGACCACAATCCACCTCTAACATTGCAATTGATGTAGCTAACGAGTATTTCTATATTCTTGTAGCTGCTAATTCTACCGCTACTGCACTTTCTATATCTCGTAGCACCTTACAAATGATCAGAGTTCCCTTTAGTGGGACAAATGTGAGTGGTAGAGAAATTACATATCCTGGTGGTTGGGATCAAAACGCAAAAATCACATTAGACGGAAATGGTGACTTATTAATTCCTTGGACTTCTACAAATAAGGAAATTCTGAAGAATACTGCAATTGGTGGTACTACAGATTATCGTGCAGCTGTCACAGGTACAACTTCTAACATCGATGCAGGAAACACAGGAGCATATCTCCGCATTGATTGGGCAACTGATAATGATTATGAGTTCACAGTCTACAGCAACACAGACACTGCACCTTGCAAAGTGTGTAAGGTTGAGCAAGAACCACTCGCTGAAGGTACAGTTTATGAGTATGTGAGCACAGGTGGATTAACTCCAAGTCCTGGTTCATCACTTGGTGGTGAAACAATGACACGTACTAACACTGGTGCTGCAGCTCATCGTGCCATTGGTAGATACACTAACTTCGTGCAATTACAGAAGAAAAATATCAGTACCAATGCAATTGACTGGGTTAGATCTTTCTTTGCCACTGCACCTGGCAGTGTTAGAGATGCTAACTGTCAGAATGGACACAGTGCAGTAACACCAGAGATCTCATTCTCTGACTCTAAAGTATTCTCCAACGGCATTTATTATCTTGGCAATGTTGTGATGCCCAGTCAAGGACATCAGCAAACAAATGTTGTCAAGATTCAAACGTTTGGATTCATTGCAAAGGTCAAGTTTGATGGTACAGTTGATTATATTCGTGAGGTAAGAGCTTTACGTAGTGATATTAACAACGAACCTGATGCAAACTATCCTCATTACTATTACCAGCAGGAACAGAATGGTGGTGTGCTATTAGATAGTATCAATTTTGATGCATTTGCAAATATGATTGTGACTGGTCGTCACATCAATGCAGATAAGAATGGTACTTTTAACAACTATATCGATAACGTTATCTTCAAGCTGCCACACAATGGTGACTTGATTGGTCCTATCAACGTGACTACAGATACTCAGAATAATGTAATCGAGAGATTTACATATACACCTGCATCTGTTGTCAAGTGTTGGGAAGAGTCTAAAATTGATTCTTCTATCACATATAGTGGTGGCAATGAAACTTATAGAGCTTTGAGATCTACAGCATTGTGGACTGAATCTACTGCTGGTACCGACCCCACAGCTGTTGCTGCTCCTTCATCATATCCCACGTATAATTCTAATTTCAGTGTAACTAGAATTGCTACACTTGATAGTGGTACATATGCTGGTCGCTGGTTGTGGCAAGCACCAGCAACTAATGTGCAGTTAGATCCTACTACTAGTAGACAATGGGACCGTGCAGATCGTAGAAGTTCTTCTTCTATCTTCCTACAGACTGTTGAGGAAACTGATTCATCATCACAGATCTCACCAGTTGCATCTGCCCCTGGTTATGTGTATGTTGATCAAACAGTTAATACTGACAATGCACAGACAGACTTCGATGCTGCTAGTTACACTAAGCTGATCGCACAGTATAATGGTAAGGAAGATTCTAGAATCCTGAAACAAGAGCTTCCCAATGCTCTTGTTACAGTATCACTGTATTGGGATGGCGCGTCTGGACTTCGTACACAATTGTTGACAAGACACACACCTACTGGTGGTGTTGAGACACGTGCATATCATTGTGGTGTCAATACTTATCCTCAAGATATTTGTGTTGATGAGATTGGTAACATCTATGTGGTTGGTTGGTTCTTTGATGGTACAAAGGACCAAGGATATATCACAGTATATGATAAGGATCTGAATCTTGTTACAGATAGATTCTTATCTCAAGCGAACAGTGGTATCTCAAACTATGATAATGAAAATATCCAGATTCACTGCTGTGCAGTGACAATGGATAGTGCTAACACTGCTACATTAGTTCTCGGTGGCAAGTATAATACCAACAGTGGTAATGATCAGCACGCTGTGTTGTTTACTGTTCCCGTTGCTGTTAGTCAGGGAGGTGCATCCTTCTTACCTGGCAGCACTAGTGTCACATTTGAAGGTGGTGCAATACGTTCCAACCAAGCAATTGATATCATCAACAGTGTAGATATTATTCAAGCTGGTGGTGCTTTCTCCACGATGTATATTGGTTATGCTGGTTCGTTGTATGATGCAACTGGTACTACCACACGTGGACAATATGGTGTGTTGTCATACAATGGCAGTGCTCTCACACCACTGGATGGATATATCATTGGTGACGATCTGCAGCTTAATAAGTTTGCTTTCCGTAAATCTGTTGGTGGTTATGAGATTGAAGACGGTAATAACGTTGCTCTAACGTGGGCAGTTGGTGGTAAAGAGACACAAGCAGGTGATACTAATGCTGTTGTACTTGTGGGTCGCTTTGATCTTACCAATGGTACTAGTATTAGTAGTACGCAAACAAATGCACCACAATGTGTCACCAGCTTTATTCTAAACAATGCTAATGGTTCTGACTTTGTGAAAGATATACGCTGGGGTTATACTCCTGTCCCTGGTATCAGTGATCTTGTAGCTACAAGACACCACGATAATGCACCTAGTGGATTCGATGGAACTGAAACTTTCTATCACACCACTGAGTATACTGACAAATTATATGTTGCAATGGCAGCAACAAACCAGTTCACACAGCTTGATGCATATGTTGTAGAGATTACACCTACACTGCTGAGCACTGGTACTGGTACAAGACCTGATAGTTGTATGGCAACACGTGTTGCTAAAGTCAGCACGTCAGGTATCACTGAACCTGCAGGTGTTGCTGTTCTTGGTCCTCAGTATGGTACACTGATGATGTCTGCTGTTGGTGCTAATGGTGGTACACCTAATGATCGTCAACTGATCACTGCTAAGGTACCTATGGACTTCTCGAAGAAAGATAGTAACTATACACAGGTGGGTAGTACATTCATCTATTGGGATGAAGCTGACTTCTCCTTCACATTACAAGGTAAGGCAATCTTTAACGCTGAGTTTAGACAACAGCAGCAAGCAGCATACTATGATGGCACAAGATTTGTGCAGACAACTGGTAATGGTGCGCAGCTGAATATGACAACTGTGGGTACAATGGGTGCAGCAGTTGCTATCAATGACATTTCTACTCTTGGTACATTTGCAACAGTTACTCAAGACTTGCAGAGATTCAAGCAGTCGTGATATAATATACCTATAGTTCTTAAAATACTATGGGTGCACATTCACTTCCCGCTGATACTTCAGACGCTTTCACTACTCTCTCCTCTCCACGTGACATTACTCTCACTTTAGAAGAGCGAGGTTACCTGAAAGAAATGCTGCACACATATAAGAGTATGTTTGCTGAGCAGATGGTAGCATTGAAGTACAATAACAGTACCGATATGCAGAAGCGTGAGGTATTTCGTGAGAAGCAACTATTCTATGGGGAGTGCATTATGAATAAACTGGTGTTAGCAGACAGTAATTGAAGTGTCCACCCCTGCCCTTGGCGGGGGTTTTTTCTTGTATACTATCTGTATTCGCAATTCACCCGTGACTCAAGGCACTCTCCCTCCCCGCTACACTCTCAGTGTCAAGGATGCTGCTGCTCTTGAACCCTTCTACCGTGCTCAGCGTCCCCACGGTGCTGCGCTGACGTGGCAGCAGCTCCGCAAGGCAGGTGCTACGCCCAAACCAAAGGAGGATCCCTCACTCAAATTTGTGTGTGATGCCTTCAATTCTGCTTACAACGCTGACCTGAACTATGACAAGATCAATCGCGAAGATTCAGATATTTCCGACGACAGTGTATCAGCTGCCAGTGCCTGATGATCTGTACAGTCATTTACTTCAGCAATGCTATACAGTAGCGTGGAGAAAAACTGAGGATGGATCTCGCAGTATGTGTAACATCAGTGATAATGCTAATTTTACTGATGTTATCAGCTGGATCAATGATAGTATTGCTGATGTGTACAATGACATCTATGAAGAACCATATGCGCAAGGACTACAAGTCAGTGATGCCTGGTTGAATAGATCTGAGACTGGTGATGAGACACTATTGCACACACATCCGTGGTCAATAATCTCTGGTGTGTTGTACATTACTGGTGATGATGGTAGCACTGTATTTGTACAGAATAATCCATACGATACTGTGAATCAGATGAGTATGTCTAAACGGTATCACATTAAGCAGGAATGTCCCATAGCAAATGGTACAATGATTATGTTCCCATCCACACTGCAGCATTTTGTTCCCGTCAACAGATCGCGTGAGGTGCGTCACACTCTATCATTCAACACGATGCCCTCAGCAGTGGATGATGGACACCTGATAAGGTGGCACAGCTGACGCTGACCGACCACCTACCAGCTGTATAATAACTTCAGTTCAAACAAAGCAATGATCTCCCTCCCCAACCCCAAGTCTGAGACCTTCGCTGACTTCTGCGCTA